CATAGACTTTAAAACGTCTGAGAAGATTAAACCTGAGAAGTGGTTGGAAAACTATTTCGTACAGGAAACCTTCTATGCTGCTGCTTACTACGAACTAACTGAAATCCCTGTCAAGAAATTGATTACTATTATGGTCACCCCTGGTGGTGAGGTGAAAGTATTTGACAAAAGAAATAAAGGGGATTATATTAAGTTACTAGTGAGATATATTAAAGAATTTGTTAGTAACAATACTGGGTCAGAGAATGCCAGAGAATGAATTAGAAAAGGTATTAGAAAGTAAGTTCTTTTGTCCTACTCGTTTTGCACAGGAGATTGAACAACTTGTCTTAGCAAATAAAGACATGAATTACATTGATGCAATTGTTCATTTTTGTGAGCAACATAGTTTGGATTTAGAATCCGTACCTAAACTTATATCTAAACCGTTAAAGGAAAAGATAAAGTATGATGCACAACAGTTGAATTTTATGAAACGTACTACTCGCGCAAAACTTCCTGTCTGAGGGAAAATCAACTTTTTTTTCCAAAAAAGGCGGAAAAATATCCCAGCAATTTTTTGACCCTATTACCTTTTGGCATGAACAAAGATATTTTAAAAATGGAAAAACTGGCTCCTGGTACAGCATGTCCTGTTATGGTGGCTACCTTACCTAAGGAGATTCGGAAAGAGATGGATCTTTGGATTAAAGAATGTAAAAAGATTAAAGATAGTCCATTAGCAGAACTCAGAGCTCATGAGAATGCTGGATATCTTAATCTGGATGGAAAAAAGCATAATTCGTATCAAACTTCTGTACTTCCTCGATTAGTTGAAGAATCGTTTTGGTTGGCATGGACTTTGAGATTGGCAGAAAAATATTGGCCAGTTCAGAAACCCCTAGGATATCGCCCATATAGGATACGTAAGCATGATAGTCATTTTGATGGATATGATTTATGGACTAACTTTGCATATAAAGGAGATGATAATCCTACACATAATCATGCAGGAATAATTTCAGGAGTGATATATTATAAAAATCATTTACATCCTACTTTATTTGATGAATATGATGTGGGGTGTAATGGAATAGATGGAACGATGGTAATGTTTCCTGCATCAGTTCTTCATCATGTACCGGAACAGCTTCGTGATAAAGAACGTATTACATTGGCTTTTAATTTAGAATTATCAGGGGACCATAAACCTTATTGGGCATAATTAATGTTTACTACATGGCAGAAAGCTAAAGTATATACTTATGATTATCCCTATGCGGAAAGTTTAAATCCTAAATTGCATAGAATTATTTTTGAAAAAGCGATTACTCAGGATTTGGGAGCCAAAATGACAGATTGGAATTGCTTTAATATAAAGGAATTTAAATTAATTTCTAATTATGTTTTAAATTTGCAAAAAGAATATGCTTTACTTGCTTCTCCATCCTGTAGTTGGTATCTGGAGTTGAAGGATCTTTGGGGACAGGTGTATAATAAAGGAGACTATCAAGTTTCTCATGATCATGTGCCTAATCACTGGTCTTTTGTGTATTATGTAAATACTCCAAAAGGGTCTTCTCCTCTTGTATTTGATAATTCTGGGAAGAAACTTCGTCTTAAGGCAGGACAATTGATAATATTTCCTGCTTGGTTGAGGCATAATGTTCCACCTAATAAATGTGAAGGTCGGATGATAATTGGAGGAAATCTGGTTTATAAAGAAAGATGATGCCTTTTGATGCTTACCGTTGTTATTTGTCTTTGAAGAATCACTTTACTAAGGATCATTATGATTATATCAAGTATCGTGGTAAAACCAGAGCAACCCAAAAAGCCTTTTATAAGAGGAAGGATCGATTTTGGTTTGAGAAGTTTGCACGGCAAAAAAACGATAAAGAGGTAGAAGAGTTTTTTGTTTCTAATTTCGTATATACCACCGATCCAGGAACTATGTGGATTGGTGAAATGATTAAAGAAGGTGAAGGAAGGTATACTGACTGGAAAAAGAAAATTCAGTCACTTTCGTATATTTTCAAAGAAGAGGTAAATCTACTTTTTGAGCAAAATAAGGTAAATGAGGTATTTGACTGTTCTAAGGGTCATCCACCAATTTTGCGAAATTATCTGGGTGGGAAAACATCACTTGAAACTCTTGTAATCTGTGATAGAATATTTGAGTACAGAAAGGATTTTGATAAAAAACTGGATGATCCCGTGTGGGAAACCGTAAGTCGAAAGATAAAAAAATACAGTCCTTTCCTAAATATAGATGTACCACATTATAAAAAGATTCTACAGAACGCAGTGCTAGTATGACTTTCTTTCAATCTGATGTTGTTCGTGCGGAGTTGGCGCAGATCCAAGAACTTCAAGAAGAAGTTTATGGAAATATGTTTAAATTCCAATCAATGTCTAAAGATGATAAGCAGTATCATATAGATTGTCTTGAACAACTTATTGAGAAACAAAAGGTTCTTTATACTCGTTTGAGTTTATCTGATGATCCTGAAGCACAAAAAATGAAGGAACAAGTTTTAAGAGGTGCTGCTGATTTAGGTCTTCCTACAAATGTTGATATGAATTTAGTGTTTGATGACATTTACAAAATGGTAGATGTTATGAAAAAAGCACTTGACGAAGACAATCTTAGAATGTAGAATATGAGAGGTACACACAAGCCAAATCTCAAAAAATCCGAGGTAATCCAATGTCATTTAAAGACTTAAAAAAACAATCCTCTCTAGGTTCGCTGACCCAGAAATTGGTAAAGGAAGTGGAGAAGATGAACAATACTGGTGGAGGCGCAGATGAGCGTCTTTGGAAACCAGAAGTAGATAAAACAGGTAATGGTTTTGCTGTTATCCGTTTTTTACCAGCACCAGAAGGGGAAGATATTCCCTGGGCAAAGATGTATTCACATGCATTCCAAGGACCTGGTGGTTGGTACATTGAGAACTCCTTAACCACTACTGGTAAGAAGGATCCAGTTTCTGATTACAATAGAGAACTCTGGAATAGTGGTAATGAATCAGATAAGGATGTTGTCCGTAAGCAGAAGCGTAAGCTTTCTTACTATGCAAACATCTATGTTGTCAAAGATCAAGCAAATCCTCAGAATGAGGGTGGTGTATTTCTTTACAAGTTTGGTAAGAAGATCTTTGATAAAGTTATGGAAGCAATGCAACCAGAGTTTGAGGATGAAACTCCAATCAATCCTTTTGATTTCTGGCAAGGTGCAAACTTCAAGTTGAAAATCGTTAAGAAGGATGGTTACTGGAACTATGATAAGTCAGAGTTCGAAGCAGTCTCTCCTCTCCTTGAAGATGAAGATGCTCTTGAAGCACTATGGAACAAAGAGTATTCTTTGACTGCTCTTACTGCTGCTGATCAATTCAAGTCTTATGATGACTTGGATAAGCGTCTCAAGTATGTACTTGGACAGAAACCTGCTCAACGTCGTGTCTTCGATGAAGAATTAGAAGACGAGAGTGAGGGTCGTGGAACAGTGAGTGCTGATTATCCATCATCCAAACCAGACTTTGCTGCGCGTAAAGCAACTGCTGCTGTAGCGTCTGCTAGTCAGGATGAAGATGATGCACTAAGTTATTTCCAGAAACTTGCTGAGGAATAATTACTGATATAATTTAATATTTTCAGCTTTCTTAAGGGTTTCACTCACATACTGGGTGGAACCTTTTTTATATGTCATTGCTATTTCCATATCATCTTTAATTACACCAAGATATTTGGGTTTTAGTAAGTAAATATCTCTTTTTTTATCTTCTATTCTTTCTTCATAGGTGTAATTGGTCACTTCTGTAGTACAGTCAGCACTAAGTACTGTTACTCTTCTTCCTGTATTAGAATCAAAGTAAGTAACAGTATAATCGGATTCACAATCAAGTCCTTTAGGGACAATAACTACATCCTTACTATTTTTAATTTCTTTTGTTTCATAGTGATGTGTTGAGTTGAGATTTTCATAGGTTTCATATTTGTCTAAAAGAAATCTATCAAAATCATTTTGCAACATTGGCCATTCAGATTGAACATTGATGATATTATTGCAAGTAAGTACTAACCAATCCAAGTCAGATGATCCATAATAATCATAAGCAACATTATCTGGTCTATCGTCACCATGAATTTTATATTTTGTATGAAGGGCTAGGTTTTCTAGGATATCCTGTTCAAGAGCACCTCTCTTAAATAAGTTTTTTACAGTAATATAATCAGATATACGAGAATCTGGGAGTCTACTGACATATTCAAAATTTGGAACTTTGCTGAAGTAATCTGACATTTTAGTATCCTATTTCGTTATCGTTATCATAATCACTGCTGAATACTGGCTCAAGTTCAGTGAGACCCATGGTTATTGAATAAGAAACCATGTGACCAGTTTCAAATGTTGCATAGTTTCCATCAGGGGTATATTGAGTGGTGAGAGAGTTTATTGCACATTCTTTAAATTTATTTAAATATTTGTGTGGACTTCCTTTATGCATATAAGTAAGTTTCCATGTCATTGGGGATTTGAGGAATAGATTTTCTCCTGTTGTTTGAGGTGCCATTCCCATTTTAAAGAAATGAATGATTTTAATAATTTCATTTGCTTCTTGTCTACTTCTTGCAGCAAGTTTCCAAGTGAAACTAAAAGGTCTTAATGATGGTTCTTTAAATAACAATTCCATATTGGGGTTTAGGATTTGCCCAGTAGTTCTTGTTAGAAGTTGAGCACCAGTTCCAGATGCCATTCCAGCAATACCTTTTGAGATTGCATCTTTTACTTGAGCATTATTATTTTGTATTTGATTGCCAATATTTGTGAGTTCATCACCCATTGCACCAGCACCTTGTTCAATACCTGTTAGTGCAAGGTTTGCCATTGCAGTTTGGGCTGGATCCATTTTATCACCACCCCAACTAACTGCATTGGCATCACTAATTCCTCCAGGAATTGGAAGTATTACTGATCCTCTTAGTTTTCTTCCCTTTATACCTCCTCTAGGACCTGCCCACGTATACCCATTTCTTTGTTTAGGAGCCCATTCCATTCTTTGGATTTTAATGTAATCTTGGGCATTTCCTGTTTGCCTCATAGTGATGGGATATACTAATACTGGACTACCACCACTACTTCCTCCTCCCACAAAATTCTTTAATCCTTTTTTGAGAGCAGATTTTGCTACATTAGAAAAAGTATTTGAATCTGTACTATATCCTGTGTCTTGAACCCCTTTAATACTTTCTTCGGCTGTTGATGATTTTGCTGGTGTATATCCTACATTTCCAGAATCTGTACCATATATTGCTTGCGTTGGGGGTGGTTGAGTTTTTCCATCCCACTCTCTTCTAGCAACTTGAAGAGCTTGTGATCTTACTTTTCCTATTTCTCTAGATGAAGAATAATGTGATTTTTCTGCACTTGATGCATTTGAGTTAGGAGTAAATTTTCCTCCTTGCGGAATATTTCCAATTGAAGTTGTTGTTACTACACCATCTGTTGCTTTTGCATATCTCTGTACATCAATTTTTCCAGTTGATGCATTGGTTATATAGAAATACTGATTGCTTCCTAAACTACCACCAGGCTTTACTCTATTCTTTACAGCACTATTGCCGTAGGTTGCACTTGGAGTAAAAGTTTGAGCCATTATAGAAACTTTTTATTTATTTATGGGTTATTAAGTATGAATTTTCCATAAGGTATTGCAAGCAATTCATCCAATTCTACATATTCAACAATATAGAGTTGTCCTGCTAATTCATTCCAGGTATAATTACGATATTTTTGCCAGTGGAAGTTTAATCCTCTGAATCCCCATGGAAATAATCCAGTACATGCAATAAGAGGATGTTGGTCATAAGTTTCCCCTGGAGTTTTGGCATTATATACAAAAGTGTAGAATTTTCCTTCTTCTGGTATGGGAGTAACAGTTTGATTAAGAGTTTGCATAATAATTAACATCAAATCTTCAGGATCATCCGTATTTTCTTCTGATATTAATCGTTTAAGTTTTTCTGCTCTTGCACTTGGATGTTCTGGTAGATATGGAGATTCTTCTAATTCAACATATTGTTCAAATGCTTCTTGTGGGGTTAAACCAAAATCATTATCTGCCATGGTTGATACCTAATTCTTGTTCGGTGACAATTTTAAATTCAATTTTTCTATCCTTACACCATTCATTGGCAGCAGCCCATTTTGCTTGATTGACTGCATATGTTTTGCATTCATAGAGATATGATTTGGTCACATTTTTTCTTGGTTTTGGTGGTTTGGTTTGTTTCTTTGGTTTAACTTCAATCACATATGTCTTCACTTGACCAGTACTTTCTTTAACTTTAATAATAAAGTCTGGAAAGTAACGACGAACTTTACCATCAGGAGCACGATAGGGGATCCAAAATTCTTCACTTCCCCACTCTATAATACTTTCATTTAAATCACACCAACTACAAAATCTCTTTTCCCAACTACTCCTG